ATAGGCGGCGGGTTCGGATTTGACCATCCAGTGTTTCGGCATGGGTGGAAAACGTCGCGGCTCTCGGAAAACCTCAAGTCCAAAAGCGCAACTGCGCGCAGTAGCGCGTCGGGTGGTTGGAGAACGGACTGACAAAGGTTGGAGAATCCGGGCGGGTTGCGGCTCTGCACAAGCCGTGCAGCGCCGTTGAAACGGCGTTACCACGGCACCAATTCTGGATTGGCTCCAAGGATGTCCGCCTTCTGTGCCGCCAGCGCGTCGGCGATGGCGGCTGCCAGTGCCTCGGCGGTTACGTAGCCCTCGCAGCCACCGCCGCCGCAACTTTCGGAGATGGCGTCGGCGATCATGCCGGCGACTTCTTCCGGGCTGATGCCGTCCGCCCCACGCGGAATCGTGAAGCGCAGGATTGCGTTTTCGGGCGTGCCGGCATTCTCCACCAGCGCATCGGTGCCGGGCTCGCCGGTCGTCGTGCTGCTCACGTCCACCGTCGCTCCAGCGCCAGGCTCGCCCTTGAGGTTGTGGAATGCCAGCGTCCATGCGTTGCCGGGGTCCGGACCCACCACATCCACGGAAGGTGTGCCTACGCCGCCGTCCACGGTGATGTCATCAAAGGTGGCGTTCAGCCCGTCCGTGCCGTTGGTGCCGTTGGTGCCGGGTGTGGAGCCTTCATCCGGCGGCTCAAAGCCCCATTGCTTCGAGCCGACCTTGGCCTCCGGTTTGTCCTCCGGCGCCCCACCGCCGCTGAGAGCGCGGGCTTGCGTGATTCCGCGCATGGCCGGCGTGCCGGTATCGAGCACCGTGCGACCGGTGCCGAGGAACCGCCGGAACCTCTGCATGACGGCGAAGGCCGCGGCCAGCTCAGCGCCGGCATCCGCGATATTCGCCAGGTCGCCGGGCTTCCACTCCCAATGGAAGCTCTGCGTGCGCACGCCGTCCGCCGAGCTGATGTCGCGCACGGCGGCGTTGAATTTCCACCACTCGCGCGCGGCGGCGGCGATCAGCAGTTTCGCGATGCCGGCACCCGGCGGCTGCTCCGGGTCCACCCAGCCGGAGCCGTTGTAGGTTTTTCGCAAAAGACTGAGTGTGACGTGCCGGACGATATTGCTGCCGTTGTTCGCGAGCGCGATCTCCCGGCGGATCACCTTGAGGTTGGTCGCATCGTCCACATACTTCCAATTCAGCACGAGCTTGCCGACGAGCTGCCCCTGCGTCTCGGGCTGGAACTCCTCCAGCACGGTGCCGTCATTCGGAAGCGTGTGAATCTCGGGGGAGCCGCTGCCGTCGAGCGTCGGCGGGTCGAGCAGGTCTCCCGCGGAATCCGTCACGGTCATCACCGTGAAGCGCAGCACGGGCAGCCCCGCGGCCGCGTAGTCCCACCACATCGTAGCGCCCGGCACGCGCGCGAGCTCCTTTTCGATCGCCGCCAGGAAGGTGATGTTGCTCGCGATCTGCGCCTCGCACACCTGCTCCGGAAGTCCGCATGTGTCGTAGTCGAAAGGCGCGGCGCCGCCGAGGTTCCCCGTCGCCTTCGCCTGCGCGAGGATTTCCTCCACCTGCGCCTTGATCGTCACGCTGTTCACGAAAGGATGCTCCTCCGTGAGGATGAGTTCGCGGTTCAGGACCACCCAGGATTGCAGCTCTCCGGCATAGGAGAATCCCCCGTCCGTCTGGACGACGACTTCCGGCTGCAGGTAGGTGCCCTGCAGCCATCGTGCAGGGCCTTGGAAAGTGATCGCCTGCCACTGTTTTTTCCCGGTGGCGGAGGGCCGGGCGGAAAGCGCGTAGCCGACAAACCGGCGGACGCCGGCGCACCACAGTTCCACTTCGTCGCCGCGCGCGAACAGCGCCGCGGCGCCCACGGCACGCCGCACGCTGAAGGACAGCGTGTCCTCGCTCTGCGAGGTCGCGCCGGCCGCGCCGGTATCGAGCACGATGGACTCGCGGATCGCGCCCCACTCCGCGAGCGTCTTCTCGTCTTCCCCCCGGATCAAAGTGAACTGTTCGACAGCCATGGCTTAACCCTGCGCGAGGCTTTCGATCGCCGCCTCGGCGGCGGCAAGGCGGGAGCTGATCGCCGAAAAACCAGCCTGCGCGGCCGCGCCCAGCGACGCGGCGGCGGCGGACACCTCGGCGCTGCCCGCGGTGATCGCCGCTTGCACCTGCTGCAGACCCTGCGCCATCTGCTGCGAGCCCTGCTGCACCGCCTGCTCCACCGGGGAGACATCGAGGTGCGCCGCATCGGTCTGGCTCGGTTGCTCCACGGCAGGCGGCGGCACGGGATGCCCGGCGTCGGGGATGAGCGGGTTTTCCTCCGCCGCTCCGGGCTTCGCGGGGTCGGCGCCGGGCGCTCGCGGGGTCTTTTTCCCACCGGGCTTGTCGCGCCCGATGTCGTCTTCCGGGCGATCGGGCCTGCGGTGCGCGTCGTCGAGCCGGCCTCCTTTATCGTCGAGGCCGCGCTTCTTGTTGTATTCGTCGGCCCACTCCGCGCGCCGCTTCTCCTGCTCGGCGCTGGCGAGTTTTCCGAAGCCCTCATCTTCGCGCGCCTGCGCCTCGCGGCGGCTCAGCACGCGGGCACGCTCGGCACGCTCGTCGCTGGCCGCGCGCTTCTCCGCTTCGCGGCGCGCGTCGCGCTGCCTGGGGGTTTCCCGCGCCTGCGCGATATCCGTCTCCACGTCGGCGTTGAGCTTCGCGCGATCCTGCCCGAACTGCTTGGCCTTCGCGTCGCGCTCGGCGAGTCCCTTGAGCTGCTCGCCCTCGCCCTCCGTCAGTGCGCCGCTCCTCACCTGGTTGGTGATTTCGAGGATGCGATCCGCGAGTTCCTTTTGGACGGAAAGTTTCTGCGCCAGCTCGCGGTTGCCCGCCGCCTCGGCCTCATCAATGCGCGCGCGCGCCTGCGCATCGCGCAGCGACGCGGCCACGAGCTCCCGGCGCTCCTTCTCGCGCGTGAGCGACTGCTGCACGGCGAGCTTCTGCGCCGCGGCGATCTCCGACTCGCGCTGGCCCGGCGTGAGATTCGGGTTGGCCTTGATGCCGGCGATCTGCTGTTCCAGCGCGAGCCGTTCGCGCGCGTGCTGCACGCCGATGCCGTCGCCCGCCGCCGTCATCGCCGAAATCTGCGCCTCGGCTTCCATCGCGTGCAGTGTCTGCTCGACAGCCCGCTGCCGCGCGCCCGCGGCGGCGACCTCCGCCTGCGCCGACTGCTGGCCGGCGAGCATGAGCGCGGCCTTCTTATCCTGCGCCGACATGTCGGACTTGTTGATCGCGTCGATTTCGCGCGTCAGCGCGAGCTGCCGTTCGAGCTGGCCGGCCATCACCTCCAGGCCACCGGCCTGCAGGCTGCCGGAAAGCACAGCCGCCTGGCGTGCCGCCAGTGCGCTCGCGTCGGCCTCGCTATTGTCGCGTTCGATTCGCTGCTCCCCCGTCGCCCATGTCTTCCGCACGGCAGCCGCCCGCTCCTCGCGGTCGGGCAGGTCCTTGTTGCCCTCGATGTCGCGCACCTGCTCCTCCATCGCCGCCTTGCGCTGGATCGCCGCTGCCGAGCGCTCGTGGCCGATGGAAAGCTCCTGCTGCACCGCGAGCTGGGTGTCGAGTGCGCGCGCCGACTTCGCGTCCGCCTCGGCGTTCTTTTCCTTGATGGCCTGCTCCTGCGCCTCGTGGCCGGCGAGCATCTGCCGGCCGATGATCTGTTTTTTTTCGTTCGAGATTCCCTCCGTGTGCATCAGGCCCTCCACCTCCTGCATGAAGGACGCCTTGCGCCGGATCGCGTCCGCCTCGCGGAGGTGCCCGTCCGCCGCGAGCTGCGTGGCCTTCTGTTCCTCCGCGCCGAGGCGGATCGCCTTGTCGGCGGCGAAATCCATCTGTTTGCGGCGCGCGGAGAATTCGATATCGCTCGATTTCTGGCGCTCTGGAGTGATGCCGATGAAGTCGAGCCCGTCGCGTAGTTTCGTCGCCGCCCATTTCATGGGTGACTCTGCGGCCCTTGGATTTAGCTGCTCGTTTCGCGCGCGCTGCTCAAGCCGGATGCGCGCCGATTCTGACTCGACATTGGCGATGAGTTGCTTTGGCCCGGCGCCATGCGTGCCGCGCTCAAAGGCGCGCGCCGCGTCGGTCTGGGCCTCACTGAACAGTCGCGTCTCTCTGCGCATCTCGCCGACTTTTTCAGCGATCGAAACCGCCGCCGTCGCACCGAGCGCGAGCCGCCCCACGCGGCCGATGGCCTGCCCGCCGAAGCCGAGCGCGTCGCCGATCTGCCCGAGGCCGAGCGTGCCCACCGCGCCGAGCGCCTCCTTGCCGCGATCCTCCCTGCGCTCATTCAGCTTTGCCTGCGCCAGCGCGCGCGCCTGCTCCTGGCTCAGGCCGAGCCGGCGCTGGAACACGCGCGTCGAACGATCGAGCGCGATGGTTTCCTCCGCGGCGCGGAGCTGCGAGTTGGACGCCTCGCCGCCCGCGATTTTCGCAAAGCTCGTGCTGATGGCCTGCGCCGCCGCCTGCGCCTTCGCCGCCGCGGCGGGCGCGGCCTTCGCGACCGCGTCGAACGGCGTGCCGTCCTTCGGCGCGCGCACGTCCGCGATGCGGTGCTCGGCGTCGGCGACGGCGTTCAGGTTCTTCACCGCCTCGGGCGCGCCCGCGGCCTGCACTTCGATCACATATTTTTTGTCACTCATCGCCGCCCTCCTCGCCGTCCGGATCCGTGAGGCTCACCTCCGAAAACAGGATCGTGTAGCTGGCCGTCACGCTCACGCCCTCGTATCCGCCCTCGGGCATGGCCTGCAGCACGGCGCAGGGCAGCCATACGCTCTCATGGTCTCCCTCGCTCGTGCCGCACTGGATTTCGCAGTGCCCTTCCTTCGCCAGCCCGGCGAAGTGCGTGAGCAGGAATTTCTCCGCCGCCTTGATCGTGGGGAATTCGCGGCGCGCGCGGAACTGGAGTGACTGGGCGAGGTTTCCGTCTCCGAAATTGAGCGCGTGCGCGGCATTGACGATCTCGACCGTCTCCGTCGCGATCTGCCCGTTCACTCGCACCTGCGCCGCGAGCGCGTCCTCGAAGCCCGCGAGTTCCGTGCCGGCGAAAAGGATGCGCATACTCAGTCCGTGACCACCGTGATGCCCATCTCTTCGAGCGCGCGCACGTCGGCGTTTTTGCGCGCGAAAAGGATCGCGGAAAGCGTGGGCCGCACGAGGAGCCGGGCGGCGAACTCCGGCAGGACCGGCAGGGCGGCACTCAGGACGGGCGGAGTGCCAGCGCCGGAATAATCCAGCGCCACGCTGGCCGCCGAGTAGCCCGTGCCACCGTCGTCGAGCGTCACGCTTACCACTTCACCATCGGCGACGGTGGCGGTGCCCGCCGCGTCGGAACCATCGCCAGTAAAAATCAAATCATACACGCCGTCCTCCATTTCGCTGCCGGGGTCGTGAATGATCACGCGGGCGATGTTCCCGACGCCGTAACCGAGTGTGACCGTGGGCGGCACGGTGTAGCCCGCGCCGCCACTGCCAATCGCGAGCTCTGTGACAGCGCCTTCCGCGACGGTGGCGGTGCCCGCCCCGCCGCTACCATCGCCGCTGAAAATCAGATCATACACGCCGACATCCATTCCGCTTCCAGCATCAATCACCGCGACGGATGTGATGCGCCCGTCGTCCGGGCCGGTATAGTCCAGAGCCACGGTCGGCGGCGATGTGTAATCTTTGCCGCCTTCGGAAAACTCGACGTGTTCCAGCGCACCGCCGGTCACAGTGCCGTTGGCCGCCGCGCCGGTTCCGCCGCCGCCCGCGAAGATCAGGGCGTAATACCCGTCCTCCATTTCGCCGCCGGGGTCATCAATGATCACGACCACGCTGTCCTCCATTTTCGTCGGCGCGCTGTTGCCCGTCAGGGTGATGATGCCGCTGGTCGCGCTCCCTGCGATGCACGCAGCCAGCAGGTTCGCCAGCAGCGCATCGGTCGCTTCGACATCCAGCCCGAGGCTGAGCGTGATGGTGCAGCCGCTCGCGATGGAGCCGATGGTGAGCGGAGCAGTGAGTGTGGGGGCATCGCCGAAAGCGAGCGTCAGCATGCTGCCGGTGCCTACGGCGGCAAAGGCGACGGTGATCACTGGCGCGACACCTGCGCCGAGCGCGACGGCGAATGTGCCGCCGTAGGCGATGCTGATGGGCTGGTCGAAACGCAGGAGCTCCAGCGCGGCCATGTCGCCGCCGATGCCGAAGGTGATCACATCCGTCATGCCGGTGAAAATCATCTTCGCCACGGCGTTATTGGCGCTGATGGAAAATCCGTCCGCCGCCGCGAACGTCGCGACGATGCCGGTGCGCGTGGTGTAGCTGGCATCTGCATAGGCTCCGTCCGCGATGACGCTCACCTCCTGCCCGCACGTGCTGCTGATGAGTTCCGCCGCCTGCGCGAGGGTGATTGCGCCGCCGCCGCCGCCGCGCTGGCGTGTCCTGCTTCCGAGTGGCGCGAAAAAAAACATTTACTCGGCGTGGTAAAGCGCCTCGGCGGAGATGCGCCCCGCCGCCTCCGAAACGAGGCGGAGCCGCCGGCCCGCCTCGGGCAGGCGGACGGACCCGCGCAGCGTGATCTGCACGGTCGTGAATTCGGCGAGATAGAGCGGGCCGTGGATCACCTTTCCGCTCACCTCCTCGACGATCAGGACCACCGCGTCCTCGCCGGCGCTGAGCAGCAGGTCGTGCAGCACGATCCTCCTGCCCTCGCCGGGAGCATCGGTGAGGAAGACGCCCGCCGTGGCGTCCGCCGTGGAGACAGGCTCGCCATCCACTCCGCGCGATGTCGCGAACCAATGTCCGGCGTCGAGAGCCGGCTGTGCGGATGGATCGGGGTAGGCTGTGTGTTCGGTGCTCATGATCCTTAGGGTGCGACGGTGCCGAGGTGGAAGAGCGGGGACACCGTGCCGCCCGCGCCGATGACGCGGCTGCCCTTCCATGTGAGTTCCGGCACGGCCTGGTTCTTCGAGCTGCGCGTGATGCCCGCGCCGTCGAGGTTCGCGCCGTAGAGGCGGAAATAAACACCCTCGCCGATCACATCGAGGCCGAGCGCGCCGGTCGCGAGCTTGCGACCGCGCACTGAGAGCGGACCCTGCACACGGGCTGCAGCGAGCACATTCTCCAGCGAGATGCCCTGCGGCTGCGCCTTCAGCGTGCAGTCGAGCGAATTGAAAATGGTGTCGTAGTGCCCGATGGCGTCCGTCTCGTCGTCCGTCGTCTGCATCTCGAAGCTCACCTTCACGCCCTCGCGCGCCTCGAAGCTCTGCCAGGGCGAGGCGAGTGTGACCTTCTGCACCTCGGCGGTCGTGTCTGTCACGCCGGCCGTCGTGGTGCTCGGCGTGAGCGTGGTTCCGCTCGGCGCGTTGTCGCTCAGAGTGCAGCTCACCTGCGCGACGTTGCCGTCAGCGACGCCGTAGGTGATCACGATCTCGCCGTCCGCCGCGAAGGTGTGCGTGATGGCGGGAGGGGTCGTCAATGCGAGCACGCTGGCGAGCGCGCGATAGGCCGTCTGGATATCCGCGGCGCTGGCATCCCACGCGAGCCAGCCGGTGGAGTTCGCGCCGAAGGTGAGCTTGAATTTCATCCCCTCCAGCCACCGGTTGGTATACGCCTGCACGAGCAGCTTCTCCGGATCGTAGGGGATGGCCTCGGGGTCGAGGTCGTTGTCCGCGAAAACAAACAGCCGCGCCGCGTCGGTGATCACCGTGTTGTTCGCGCCGACCATCTTGAATTCCACGTCGCCGATGATCGTGTCCTTCGCGGTGAAATTGAGGTCCGGCATCTTACTCACGCCCGCCGCCTTGAACGTCACCATCTTCTGCGTGCCGTCGAGCGGCTTGATGATCAGCGTCGAGTCCTCCGTGCCGAAGATGCTCTGCCCTTTCTTCGTGGCGGCGTGCGGCCACAGCACATCGAGGTGCTCGAATTCGCCGATGGGCCGGAACTTCAGCGACGCCTTCACGCCGAGTTGCATGTCGGTGAGTTTTCCGAACGCGTCGGAATCAATGGAGCCGGTGTCGTGCTTCAGCTCGACGACCATATCCTCGCGGGAGAGGAACACGCCGCCCGCAAAATAGCAGACGGCCGGGCCGCGGCTGACAACGAGACGATCAATTTTATTGGACATTGGAGAGGTGGGTGACTGGTGACTGGTGACTGGTGGCTGGTGAAAAAAATCAGAGTGTCTGCGTCAGCTCCGCGGAGGCCGTGTAGCCGGCGAGCCAGGCGCGCGCGCGGAGCTTCTGCCCGGCGGTCGCGCTGAACGGCGCGAGCGCGAGTTGCGCGGCCTCGTTGCGAGGGATCGGCGCGGTGCCGTCGAGCGTGTAGAAAATCGCCGCGCCCGGCGTCCCGTGGGCCAGCGTGATCGCCGACAGGTCGGGCGCATTGATGGACACGGGCGCGAGGCGCGGGATGGAAATTTTCACGCCGCCCTCGGTGGCGAAGGCGACATCGTAGCTGCGATACACCGGATCGTTTCCCATCGTGATCGCGTCGTCGCTCGGCACGAGCGCGGTCGGGAAGGTGTCGGGCTTCTCCTGGTTCCAGAGGTTCGCCAGGGCGATGGCGACATCGAGCGCCTCCTTCCCGGTGTCGTTCGTGTTCACGTTTTCGAGCACGCGCGCCACGAAGCGCAGGTCCTTGAAGTTCGCGCCCTTCACATTCTGCATCATGCCGCCCGCGACCGGCGTGACGAGCAGCACACAGATGCCGCCGATGGTGCCGATGGTCTGCTCAATGCGGCCCTCGATGTCCTTCAGTTTTTCGCTGACGATCTCAATGTCTGAAAAATACGGGTCCGCCTGCGTGAACGCCTGCAGCGCATCGCGCATCTCGCGCAGGAACCGCTCTGGATTCCCGTCGCTCACAGTCCGGACCTCCGCCTGCGCCGCGCCTCCGCGCGGCAGTTGGAAATGTGCGGCGTGCCGCTGGTGACTTCCACCGCGGGCGCGGCGGCGTCGTCCGGCTGCTCGATCACGTCGTCGCAGGATGCGATCCGGTTCAGCGTGCGCTCGTGCGTGGATTGGTTGGTCCGCTCGTCGTCCGTCAGCGGGATTTCCAGCCGGAGCTTCAGCCGGAAGATAATCAGGTCGCACGCCAGCGGCAGCAGCGACGCGGGGATCGTCGTGGCGTCCGCGTCCGTGCGGTTCGCACGGCAGCTCGCGACCTTCCGGCGAATGTCCGTCACCACGCTCGCGATGACGCGCTCCACCGGATCGGTCTGCCCGTCCGCCAGCGCCTTCGTGCGCAGCGCCGTGACGAGCTTCGCGACCTTCGCATCCTGAAGGTCTGAGACTGTGACCGGGTTCCAGCGTGGCATCGTGCATCAAAAGAAAAGGCCGCGTGCAGCCACCGGCCCGGCGCTCGCACACGCCGGGCCGGGGCCGCAAAAGGGTTACGCGATCGCGCCGACCGCCACATCAATGCGCTTCACGCACTTCGCGCCGGTCATCTTGATGTCCTCGGACCACGCGAGGTAATTGACCTCGGCGAACGGCTTCTCCTCATAGTAGCCGACGCCTTGCACCTGGCCGAGATTCGTGGTGAAAGTTTTCGCCGCGCTCGGATCGAAGGGCGACGGGTTCGGCTGCGTGAGGAAGGCATACACCTTGCCCGTTCCGATGACGCCCTTCGCCGCCGCCTTGCCTTCCTTTTCCAGCGCGATCGGCATCGCGCCGACATGCACGATCACCGGGAGAATGAGCGCCTTCGCGAGGCGCTCGGCGCTGAAGTTGATCAGGTCCGCGCCGGGCATGCGCGCGAGCACCTTGGGATGCTTGCCGGCCTGCTGCAGCGAGTTGATGTCGATGACGAGGTGGATGTCCGAGTTGCCCGTCTCCGTCGCGAGCGCGACGACGATGCTGTTCAGCTCGTCGATCGGGTCTTTCGCCGCGTTCGTCCATGTGCCGAGGCCGGCTTCCGCCGCGGTGCCCGCGGCGTAGGCGTCATACACGCGCTTCTCGCGTGAAAGCGCATTTCGGGAGACCAGCGTGCGGATTTTCGCCTCGCGCAGCATCTGGATGCCAGCCTCGCCGACCTTCTCATACTCGAAAACGTCGGTGGGAATTTCGATGGAGTGCGGCGAGCAGTTGAACGTCGGTGCGGTCGAGTCAATCGTCAGGCGGTGGCCTTTGCCGCCGAGCGCGCGACGCGTGTCCACGGCGCGGAACGCCTGGTCATCGTCGAACTTGATGTATTGGCCTGCGGCAGCAGGCGCGATGCACTGCGGCGCCATGATCTCGGCGAGCGCCTTGGTGTAATCGGGCGCGATGCCGTGTGCGAAGGTGGTGAGCTGAACGTCGAAGGAAATGCCTTTCATGGGTCGTGTGGTCTGTCGGTTGGGTCTGTGGTTTTGGCTGCGGGAAAGTGGATTCGGGTTAGGCGAGATGGCCGGAGGTCTGCAGCGCGGCGATGACCGCGTTCAGCTTCGCCTTGGTGGCGTTCGCGAGCGCCTGCGTGGTGCCGGCATCCGAGCCGTCCGCTGTCGCGAGCGCTGTGACCGCCGCGCCGAAGACGCGCGGCTTCATCAGGATGGCTTCGATCATCTCGGTGGATGATCCGGTCTCGACCGGACGCGCCACGATCACGCGGGCGCCTGCGCCGGTATCAGGGCCGACGCTGCCATCAGCGCGCAGCACGAGGTCCTTCGTGAGGTTGGTCACATTCGCGCCGAGCTTCACCTTCACGGTGCCGTGGTTGCCGCCCGCCTTGAGCGCGGAAATTTCGAGGCCATCGCTGGTGACTGCGCCGATCAGGCCGTCCGGAACGTCCGTGACGGCGGCGATGGCGACCGCCTGGTTGCTGCCGTCGAGCTTGTAAAAAAAACCTTCCTTCCCGGCGAGGGTGGCGGTGGCGGTGATGGGAACGATGGCGGTTTCGCGAGCGAAGAGTGAACTCATGTGATGTGTGGTGCTGTGTGGTTGGTTTGGTTTTTTCCGGGGTGAAATGGATTAGGTGAAAAGCTCGGGCTCGCGGCGGCGCGCTTCCTCGCGCGCGGCGGTGTAGTCCTTGAACCTGCCTTCCTTCTGCACGGCCTTGATCAGCTTCTCCGCCTCGGCGGATTTCTGCTCAGGCGTCAGTTCGGCGGGCGCGTTCGGATCGTGGATCGGCTTCGGTGGCGGTGGAGCGCCGGCGTCCCCGCCGGCCTTCGCCTTCGCGGCTTCCGCGCTCGCTTCGTTCTTCGCGGCTTTCTTCGGCACCGCGCCGAGCAGGGCGGTCGCCTGCTCGCGGTTCGCCTTCGCGAGATCGCGCATCGCCGGGAGCGCGGCCTCGGGGAGATCGTAGTCGGCGAGCAGCGCGTCCACTTCCGCCATCGTCTTCGCCTCCTCGATTTCCTTCAGCTTCGCCGCCGCGGCATCGCGCTCGCCGGTGACGGTGGCGAGTTGCGCCGTGATCGTGTCGGCGCTCTTCGCTTTTTCGCCGCACGCGTTGACTGCAGCCAGGACGCTTTCCGGCGTGGCCTGATCCGCCGGCACACCGAGCGCGGCGAGCAGCTCGGGCGTCACGGTGATCGTGATGGCGCTCGCGTCGGAAGCGCCGGGGGCTTCGGTTTCGCCGGCGGGTTTGGTTTGATCTTGATTGGTGTCCATCGCGTGTGCTTTGAGTGGCGCGACGTTGGACGGCATTCGCCGCCCGCGCCAACGGACGGCGGGGAACACGCGGAACGCGGGCGGTTTTTATGGAGCGCCGGCGTCCCCGCCGGCCACAGCCCAAGCGCGCTGCGCCACTTCGGCGAAAGGCGAAAGGCGACGGGGGGAGATTGGACGCTGCGCGTCGCGTGGGGGGGCCGGCGGGGACGCCGGCGCTCCACTACTGCCGCTCCATGAACTGCTGCGCCTCGTCGAGCATCGCGTCCTGCAGGTGCTGCTCGCCCGGCAGCGCGTTCGCGTCGGCCTTCTGCGTCACCTTTTTCGCGAGCCAAAACCAGACACGGCCGCGTTGCGCCTGCCCCTTGTCTTTCACGCGCCGCGAGCCGTCCTTCCGCTGCTTGCCGACGCTGATGAAATTACGGTCTGCCTCGACGAGCGCGAGCGCGCCACTGCCCTTGAATCGCACGACGTGCAGAAAATTGAATTCGCGCGGCGCATGCCCGTAAGCCTCGGCGATGGCCGCGAGCGCGAGAAACTTCCGCTCGACGGGCCTAATGGTCCCGCCGTGGATTTTCTGCGCGATGCGCGGATCGCTGATGACCACGCGCGCCGCGGTTTCATCCGCGCCCTGGTAAGCCGTCGCGCGGCGAACCTGCGACCAGAAATTCTGCGACGGCCACCCGCGTTTGTTCGGCTCCTCATTGCGCTGCAGGAAGTGCGCGCGCAGTTCGCCCTCCACACGCTTGCCCATCGCCGCGTGCAGCGGCTTGCGGTGCGTGAGCTTCTCCGCGATGGCCGCGAGCGTCGGCGAGGCGGACTTACTTTCCTTGAGGGTGAAGCGCATGGTTTTCGTTGGCGGTTCAGCGCGGCGGTGCTACCAGTGGATCGGGAATCGTTGACCGGCACCGTCTCGGACGTTTGGCCTGGCGGGCGCAAGCACGCTGGCTGTCGGCAGCGGTTCCCTTCATTTTTTCACCCACATCGTCACGATGTTCGCGAGTTGGTTTTTCACGGAGCGCTGCAGGAAGGTGGCGACCGTTTTGCCGTCGATGTCCTTTTCCAGCCGGAACGATCCGGACTTCGTGCCGGGCACGACACGGTCGGGCTCGCGCAGCACGAATGGCAGGAGCTGGAAGTCCATTTGCGTCAGCGGTCGCTGATCGGGTTCCTGCTCCCCGGTCGGCTTTCCCTTCCGGTCCGTGCCGGGTTCGCCGTGGCCGGACACCGCGTGCCGCACGTCATTCGCGCCGATGTCGAAAGTGTGGCCGGTGAGATCGAGGCCGGTGGCCGATTGGATCATCTGCACGGTGGCGGGCGTCACCGCGCCGAGGGACACGCGGTCCTGGTGCGACTTGTCCGTCACCGCCTGCTGATACAAATCGCCTAGCAGGTTTCCGCGCCACTGGACGGTGTCGCCTTCGATGGCGATTTGATCGCCGAAGGTGGATTGCAACTGCCGGCGATATTCGGGCGAAAGTTCCGCGACGCTCGCTTCGAGCTTCGCATTGAAATCCTGTTCCGCCGGCTTCGGGCGCTCGCCGGGTTTGATGAGGCCGAGCTTCTCCGCATCGCGTCGTGAGACGTCGCGCAGTCCCATGCCGCTGCCAAAGTCGAACGGCGGATACGGCGTGCCGAAGCGCGAGAGCGCCGCCCACACCGGATCATTTTTCAGCGCGATCATCTTGCCGCTGAAAAACTGCCCTCCCGCGTCATCCCAGCGCTGCGGCCAGTTCGTGCGCGGCATCTTGCGTTTCTCGACGCGGATGAACTCCTGCGCGGGATACGCGTCCAGGACATCAGGGTCCTGCTCCGCTTTCCAGCGCGCGAATTCCTGCGCGCTCGCGGTCTGGTGATCGTAGATGAGCCGCAGCCGCTGCGAGCTGGTGATGTCGCGCATCGTGCCATAGCGCTCCGGCTGCGCAAAGCCGCCCGGTGCGCCGGGGCCGCGCGGGTCGAGTCCCTCGCTGCGTGCGACGGACTGCATCTCGGTGACAAACTTCTCGCGCGTCTGGAACGCACCCGGCCCGCCATTCGCGCCCTTGCCTGCGCGCCGCACGCCATCCAGCGCGGTCTGAATGCTCGACTGCATCCGCGACAGCAGCCGCACCTTTTCCACTTCGGCGGAAAAGAATGCGCGCTCGCGCAGCGCCAGCGGCACCTGCGACCACTCCTGCGTGTTGAGCACCGAGCCGACCGGCGTCTTGGCGCGGAGCTTCGCGGCGGCGAGGATGTTGGCTTCGGCTCCCATCGTTCTATTCCGCACAGGGCTGTTCGGAAATGGCGTCGCGCACGAACATGGCGCACGTCTCGCACAGGCAGACGCGCGGAGCCTCGTCCATCTCATCCTCACCATCCATCATCGCGAGGTAGCGCGTGCCCGGCCAGATGACCGGGATGGTGCGCTGCAGCACCGCGCAGCGCGTGCAAGTCTCCACGTCCGGCGAAACCTGCTCAACGAAAAGGATGCGGAGCGACATGGCTTTTATGCAGGCTGCACAGCGTCTGCAGCCGTGTTTCCAACCGCGGATTCCGCCGCGTCCCGCATCGCGTCCGCGAGCTTCGCGGCGATGCCGGTGGCATCCATCATCTTGGCGAGCTGCGGGAGCTTCTTCAGCAGCTCCTCGGCGCGCGCGATGAACTCGTCATTGCTGATCGCGCCGTCCTGCGCGTCGGCGATGAGCGCGGCGAAGGTCTGCTCGACGGGCGCGAGATATTCCGGCGTCACGCCGAGCTGCGCGGCGGTCGCGTTGGCGAGATTCGCGGGCGTGACGGGCGCGGCCTCCGCCGGAGCGCCGGCGTCCCCGCCGGCCACCTCGCCACCCGCCGGGACGGCGGCACTTTTGGGCGCGGGCAAGGGCGCGGGTGTGGGCGGCGTCGCCTCCGGCTGCGGCGCTGCGGTGAGCTTGTAGCCGCTCTCCTCGCTGAGCTGCTCGGCATCCATCGCGTAGCCGGCCTCGCGCGCGGTCTTCGCGTCATTCAGCGCCTTGCTGCCGTCCTTCTCAGAGACGGGGCCGAAGTCGAAATACGCCAGCACCGGCTCGCCCTGGTGTTTCGCCGCGAGCAAGGGCGCGTCGAACTGATCCTGCATCGTCATGGACAGATCTGCGGCGATGGCCTCGGCGATGTCGTCGAACGCATCCGCCTGCGCGCCGCCCGCGAGCGTGCCGCTGCCACTCTCGGTCAAAATGGTGAGCTTGCCGCTCGTCGCCGCGATCACGATTTGCGACGCGAGATAGTCGAGCCGTTCCTTGTGGACGCTCGCGCCCGGAGCCGCGGCGATCATGTGGACTTTCGCGCCGTTCGGAATCGCGCCGCGCGAGTCCGCCGCGATCTTCTCCGCCTGGCGCTGGTATTCCGCCTCCTTGCTTTCCGGCACATTCGGCGGCAGTTCGACGAACGTGGACGGAATGCCGAAGCCTTCGAGGAAGCCGTCCCAATCCGAATCGCTCGCCTCCATGCGCACGTGCATCTTCGCCACGATCTCATTCACGGGATCATCCACCTCGCGCGCGATGAAGCGCGAGAGGTCCACGGCCTCGCCGGTGAAGACACCCTGCCGCGCCTCGCGGTTGTATTGCCATTTGCCGAGCACTCCGTCGCGCACCCAGAACCACTGCTCGACGACGCGCAGCTCCGTGATGCTCGTCGGATCGCCGCCGCCGCGGCCGTCGCCCGCGGCAAAGATTTTTTCGACGTGCGCGAAGCCGCGCAGCTCGGCGCTGGCGAGGTGCTGCAGCGCGCGCTGCAAATTCTTCACCCGGTCGTAGGCGGCGCGCAGCGTTGCGGCCTGCTTGTCCGCCGCGGCCTGCTTTGCGGCGTCGCCGTCGCAGTCCGTCGTCTTGATTTTCCATTCGAGCCGCCCAATGGAAGCGAGCAGCCGGCGCTTCACCGCGCGCGCCGTGGCGTTCCGTTTTTCGATGAAGCGATACAGCCACTGCAGCGTGGCGTAGGCACCGCGTTCGCCCTGGGAGAGGTAGTCGGCGAGCCGGTATTCGTCGAGGCCGGCCAGCGGGTTGAAGTATTGGAGCGGAAAATTGTTATTCATAAACGGTCGGTTCGGTGGAGATGGGATTGCGCGGCTTCCATCCGTGCGGATGCCGGCGCTGCGCACGGGCCGCGGGCGCTGTGCTGTCTCGGTTGTGCGAGAGGTGCCATTGGCCGCAGTCCGCGCAGCAGTAGGCGCGCAGTTGCTTCACCTTGCCGCGCTTCGAGCGATGGTCGTGCATCCGGTGATTTGCCGCGGACTGCGCCGCGCGCTTGTCGCCATAGGCGTATTTGCCGCAGGCCGTGGATCGTGCTGGATGAGGATTGCCCATGATCAGCAGAGGCAGTTGCGCCCGCGGCGGCGCGCGGAGCCGAATGCACCGGGCGCATCGTTGAATGAATGGAAGGATCCGACGTTGCCGACGTGCAGGCCGGCGCGGATCGCGAGCGCGAGCGCGGTGCAGCGGTCCGCGTGGCCGTCCTCGGTGTGCGGCGCGCGATACGTGATGTTGCCCGCGGGTGTCACCACGCGGCACATGCTGTGGAGGTCCTCGCGAATCGTGCGGCTTACCGGAAGGCCGATCATGCGGCGGTCGGCCTCGGCGCGGACGGCCGGAAAAATTTCGCACTTCACCTGGTTGGTGAAAGTCACCAGCTCGATCTTGCCGAACTTGTGCTGCTCGGGTGCCCACTCGCCGAACTCCGCGACCATCAGATCACCGAGGCCGATGCCCGGCCCGGTGTAATCGTGGCACACGCGGCGGCAGCGCTGCAGGCGCGGGCGCAGGTGTTCTAGCTGGATGTGCGTCGGCATCCGGTCCAGCTCCAGCACTTCGCGCGTCATGCGGAAGCCGCCGATGTTTTCCATCGCCCAGAAAACCGTGAGGTCCTTCTTGCGGCCAAAATCAATCCCGGCATCCACCGGCACGGCGAGCGGCGACTGCCAGTAGCCGTCCGGCGCGGCGGCGGTCGCGAGCGGATTCTCCACGGCGGCGAGCACCTCGTAGGGCAGCAGCACGCTCGCGGTATCGAGGAACTCACACTCGAATTCCTGCGCCCATCCCTCCGGATCATCGAACGCCTCACGCAGCTCCTCGATGTCCACGGGCAGGCCCATGCGCACCGCGTCGTAGATTGTGACCTTGTGCCGGCTCCACTTCACCTTGCCGTCCGCCTTTGTCCAAATCTTGTGCGCCGCGCTGCCGATGCCGTTCGGAGTCGTGATAAGACGCACGACCTTCTTGCCGCCCTTGAGCGGGTTTGTGATCGAAGGCAGGAACGCCCGCCACGTCTCATCCGGGCGCTCGAAGAAATCGAACTCCGTCATGATCACGTTCGTGCTCAGGCCGCGCACCGTGCTCGGCTTGCCCGGCACGCACCGGATTTTGCTTTTGCCCTTCGGCCCGTTCTTCGCGCGGATCGTGATCTCCGCGGATTTCAAAAGCGAATCACTGCTGCTGCCCTCGCGCCGCTCCTGGTAGTCATCCACCACGCCCGCGAACGCCTCCACCCATTCCTTCGCCTTGTCGAGCGACTCCAGTGACTGGCGCTCGGAAGGCGCGGCGATGCACCACTGCGTTCCGTTGCGACCGTCCACCATCGCACGGAAGCAATCCTCCGCGGCCTCGCCGCTCTTCGTGTGGTCCTTGCCTGTCTGGCGCGACCACAGGCTGATTTTGAATCGCGCCGGATCGGACCAGTCTTCCCACTGGTATTGCAGCAGCATCGCGCGAGGGTCCGTTTTCGGGAACGGATTCACCCACTGCTGCGCTGGTGAAGGTGCGTCGCTCATGGCTTCACGGCGCGGCTACGCCATTCCGAAAATCTGCCGCCACTTCGCGGCCTTCTGCCCGTCGTCGAGCGCTTCGTCCTTCTCCACTTCCGCCGCCTTTTTCTTCCGCTCCGCATCACGGACCTCGTATTCGCGGAGCTTCGCCTGTGATTCACTGAGCAGCATCTTCACGCGGTCCACTTCGCCGAAGCCTTTCTGGATGCGCGCCGCGGCCTTCGTGAGCGCGTCCATCTTATCGAGGTCGATGCGCGACGGCTCCTCGTCGTCGCCGGTCGCATCGGCGTCGGCGCTCAGCTCGTCGAAGATTTGCTCGGCCATGATGCCGAGCGCGGCCTCGTTCAGCGTGCGGCCCGTGCCGTCGCCGACCATCGCGGCGATGCTCTGCGCCTTTTCCTTGCGGCGGCGCAGGCGGTCGAGATGGCGCGCGAAGGTCGTGTTGCGGAACGTGCGCGCGCTCTCCAGGCTGATGGCGATGTTGCGCTCCGCGGCCTTGGCCTTGATGGCGGCGAGCGTGCGCTCGGCGGCGGGCAGCGCGATCAGGTCCTCGACGAATTGAGTCAGCTCCTCGTCAGTGAGCGCCTGCGCGATTTTGTTGCGATCCTCAGCCATGTCAGGCGCGGGCCTCCGTTTTCGGGGTTACGACCCGTTTTGCAGCGGTCTGCAACCGCACGGAAACGGTCTGCATGGGGCGCGAAGCCCCGGATCGCGGGGTCCGAGCCCCGGAAATCGAATTTGGGGCGTTTAGAGCGTTCCGGTTCACGTCAGAATCCCTCCGTTTCGAGATACTCCCGGCCCGCGGGGGTGAGCTTGTAGCGTTTGAGGGCGGCGCTGAAGGCTTCCGTGGCGGCGGTGAGAAGCGGAGGACTTAGCTCGGCCAGGAACGCGCACTCGCGCTGCACGGCCTTTTCATCCGCATCGAAGGCTTCGAGCCTCGCACCCGTGAGCAGCCGCGAGACGGGCACCGCCAGCGGCGCGGCGGCGGCGAGCTGACGGAGGAGATTGATGCGAAAAAGTTTGGTCTGTTCGTGATCCATAGCGTTCAAGTGCGGCGGGGCGGGTTGCTGCGCAGGTTATCGATCTTGGAATCCAGGCTGTGGAGGGTCTGCACGTTCGTCTCCGTGGTGGCCTCCACACCCGCGAGGCGCTCGCGTGTCTCCGTGAGTTCCTTGTGCAGGCTGGAGACATCCGTGCTCCGCTTCTGATCGAGTTGTGCGAATCGCGAATCGATCAGGTTCTGCAGCTCTTTCACCGCCAGCTGCGTCTGCTCCTGCCCGTGCTGCAGCGAGTCATGGACGAGCAGCATCTCCTTTTCCATGCGCTGGAAGTCGCCCTCCAGCTTGGCCCGCGGGATGATCTGCGCGTGCAGGTCCGTCACTTCCGTGCGTAGTGCGGCGGCGTCGATTTTCGACTCCAGCGCGCGCAGCTTGTCGTCGAGCGGCGGCGTGCGCCCGAAGGTTTTCACGCCCTCGTTCCAGATGCGCAGGAGGAAGAGCACGATACCGAGCGCGCCGAGCAGGCCCCACAGCCACATCGCGGTGACGGGCATCGGCGGCATGGGGATTTCCGCGAGCATCCACCAGTCAGGCGGGAACCCGACTTCGAGCGGCCAGATGGTCGGGATCAGCATCATGCGAGCAGTGCCTCCCATTCCTTCAGTGCGGCGCGGCTCAGCCATTGGTTGATGGTGCCGATCAGCACCGGCCCGTTGTGGCGCACTGTATGGCGCAGCAGCCGCGCGACGTATTCCATCGCGAACGCATGGTCCGCCTTCATCGCCCGCTGGAAATTCGTGCCGTCCAGATTCCCGACCGCACGCATCACGAGATCATGCAGGTCCGCGCCGAAGGGAATGCTGTCCGCACTCACCTGCCATGCGCCGGCCTCCATGTTCCGGGGCGTGTTCGCGGCCCGGCGCGTGGTGTCGCTGCCGCAATTCCAGTTCCACGAGCTTTCAAAGCCCGCGAGCACGCGCATTGCCTCCAGCATCGCCGCGCGGCGCATCTGCGGGCGCGTGGCATCCCACGGCCCAAGGAAGGGCGCGATCCGCGTGTAGATGTCATCCGGCACGGCGTTGCGCGCGAAGATTTCCGCCGGGGCCATGCGGCCCCACGTGAGCAGCTCGTGCAGGAACGCATCCGGCGGATTGCCGCGGGTCGAGACCCTGGCCTTCGTGGCGGTGAAAGGGAAGCCGTCCATGACTTACTTGCCTGCGGTGACGTTCACGCTCTTGCCGTCTGTCTCCGCGCAGACCTGCGTGCCGCCGATGTTCCGGCAGTAGCGCAGCTTCACTTTCCCGGCGAGCGAGGAGCACCCGCCGAGCAGGAGCGCCACGGCCACGAACGCGAGCAGCACCGCGCTTTTGCCGAGGCCGAATTCCAGCGGGCCGGTTGCCTTTGCCCGCGCCCACAGCACGCCCGCCACGGTGAGCAGCTTCACGATGGCGTCCGCCGCATCCTGCGCCTGCACGTCGGGGAACTCGAAGCCGAGGCGCTTCAGCCACGGCACCACGATCACGCCGAGCAGCGCGATCCAGAAGGTCTTGGAGAGCAGGAAGTGCTTTGCTGGCGTTCCTGCGTTGACATCGGGAGAGGCGTTTGGTTCCATGCCACGACCGTGAGGGCCGGGCAGGAAAACGGCAAAAGGACGGCGGGGAACACGCGGAACGCGGGCGGTAAATCAGGGCCGCAGGCAGTTCATCCGCAAACTGATCCATCGTGGATCAGTTTCGCCGCGCTCACTTCTTCCGCTTCGCGTCGCGCCGCCTTGCGTCCTCGCCGGACTGGTCGCGGCAAGTCCCGCACGAGCCGCGCTTCGGATTCTTCGGATCGCACAGCTTGCACGCCGAACAGTCGCGGCACGCACGGCACGGGTCCTCGCCTTTGCACACCGCTGCGTAAACTGATCCACCGTGGATCAGTATCGCGAGTGCAATGGCTGTGCAGAGTGCGTGCATCCGATTTTAGGATTCGTCGGATTTCCTCTTGTTCAGCCGAGTCCACTCCCGCGCTGAAACGCTTCTCCAGTCCATGTCTGAACCAAATTCAAAAGGTGGATATGGGAGGCCTGTCACTGAGAGCTTCACCCACACGGGGTCGGCCACAGGCGCGACCATCCTCTTGCCGTAAAATGTTCCGCCCACCGAGGCCCATCGCTCACGCCAGTTTGTGCGTTCCCGTTGTTTTGTCAGGTTGATCAGCTCGTTGGCTGGAAACGCTTCAGTGGACGCATCATCATACGCCGGACGGATCGCGTTGAACATCAGTGCTGAGTAGAAATGGCGTGCCGTATCAAACGCGGCGGAGTGGTCTCGCGCGCGGAAGCCGCCGTCTTTGAGAAAATGTTCCTTCACGCGCCATGCGTTGATTGCGTCGGAAAATTCGAGCCACATCGCCCCGTGCGCCGCCCGCAGGATTGCGGGATCGTCCACGCCGGGCATGGTGAACTTCGCGCGGCGGGCTTCCGGCGTGAGCGCCTGGAACTCCGCCCAGCCGCACGGCGCGAAGCCGCGGAATAGTTCCTCACGCTCCATCAGGACTCCTTCTGTCGGGCTCGTGGATCAAGTTTCGCCGCGAGGTCGAGATACTTTTGCGCTCGGGCGCGCAGCAACTCCGCAATCTTTTTGTCCTCACGATCCAGCCGCGCGTTCATGTTCTTGAACGCCGCGTTGGACGCTGCTGTGCGCGACAGATCGTGGATCGGCGTGGGCGGCGGCAGAAGCCCATAAATCTCCCCAAGCTTTGAGCGGAGGCGCCCGCTGCCCTCACCGTGATTTTCTAGTCCGTTAATTGCGGCAATCGAGTAGCCCGATATCTCCGCCGCTTTTTCAAGCGTCAGTCCCTTTTTTTCGCGGGCGGATTTGAAGTCCATTTACAGAAAGTGAAAAAGCAGTTGACGGTTACGGGTTCTGAAATTACAGATTCCGTATGTTGACACGTCAAACAGCGAAACGCGAATTGAAAAAGAAGGGGTGGACCTACCGGACGGCCGCGCCGGAACTGGCAGTGCATTGGGGCCACCTCGCCCATGTGCTGCGCGGCGCGCGGGAATCGCGCAGTTTACTCGGGCGGATCGCTAAACTCGGGAGGGCGGCGAAATGAAGGCGCTGCTTGATCTGCTTTTCGAGGGCCATGAAATCCGCGTGGTTTCAAACGGCGAGGTTCTCTTTGTGGCGGCGGATGTGTGCGCGGCGTTGGAGCTGAGCAAATCGCGCGATGCGATCACAAGGCTCGACGTGGATGAGAAAACGAGCGTCCGGCTCGCTGGAATTCCGTCCACTACTACTGGACGGAATTCACGAGGCAACCCGAACGTCGCCGCAGTCACGCAGTCTGGTCTCTATCATCTGATCCTGCTGAGCCGGAAGCCGGTGGCGAAGCGCTTTCGCAAGTGGATCACCTCAGAAGTCCTGCCGCAGATCGCGAAGTATGGGACGTGGATTCCCGGCGCGACACCAAAGGAACGCTGCTCGGCGCTATGGAAGCGCTGGAAGCAGGAACGCGCGGAACTGCTGAGCCGCGACGAGTCAGCGCTGGCGGAAAGCGGCCTGCTGACGGTCGCGGCGTTCCGTGTGGTCCATGCCATTCCCGCCCGCGACGGCCTTTCGTTTGCCCGGCAAGTGCAGTTCCAGGCGGCGCGCGCCGGGATTCGCCCGCGCCGCTTCTTCCAGCGCGGCGGGATGCGCAGCGCTTGGCCGGCGGCGGTGCTCACCGCAGCGCTCGGAAACTTCCAACCGCGACTTGATCTCGGCTTCCAGGAAAAGACCGCACAATGAGCCGCGCCGAATCCATTTCGCTCCTCGCCCGGCTCGCCTTCATCGCTGCTGGCGATTCCCGCGCACTCCGGAGGCAGTGCATGGAGGCCGTTGTCGAGATTCACCACGACGCGGATTCCGCCGCCGCCAGCGCCGCTGAGCTGGCGCTCCGCGCGGACGATGAGGCGCGCTTCAACGAAGCCGTGCTGATGAAGCTGCTGGCGTCGCCAGCCGAAGAACTCGCCGGAAGCGCCACGCTGGAACAGCCGAGCCGCTTTTTCACCACGCCCGCGCCGGCCTCCGCGCCGGTCGCGACGTTCACGGGCGACGTGATGCCCGCATCCCTCTCCGCGCTCTGAACGCGCAACCAAACCCACAACCGAAAGGAAACAATGAGCATCCCAATCCACTACATCATCCGCTCGAAGGAGCGCCCGGAAGGCCGCAACTACTTCGTCGCGTTTCACTCCTACACCACCTTCTTCGGCGGCGAGGAAATCGCACGCAGGTTCAACACGGGCGCGGAGGCGACCGCCTACGCGCGCAAGGAACTCTTCACCAGCGACGCCGCCTTCGAGGTGCAGGGCGTGCGCGTGATGGAGCGGGCGGCGTAACCCCACACGAAAGGAACCAATGACCAACGCAACCAACCTCATCCACCGGCTCGCGACGCGTCGCGCGGGCGTGCTCTCGCGGCTCCGCACACACTTCGCGCGCTGGAAGCGGCTCGGCAGTTCGCGCAGCGAGGCGAAGGACACGATCACCTTCCTCTCGCTGAGCGCCGCGCTCGCGACGATCGACGACTGCGCGACGGACGCCGAGCTGATCGCCGAGGTCCGCACCACTTCGCGACGCCTCTACTGGCGCACGCTCTCACCCTCGCAGGCAACAGAGAACGAAGCCCTCGCGAAAGCCGCCTGAACGCAGCCATGCCTTCGCCGCTCACATTCACCGGCCAGAGCCGCGCCGACGCGCGCAAGCTCGCCGCCCTGGAGGAGAAGCAGGTCGAGTTCGACTTTCTGATGCCCTTCTCCGAGCGGCGTGCGCTGCTGAGTGTGAAGGAAGTGTGTCTGTGCATCGGGCGCGAGGAGACGTTTATCCTGGAGCGCGTGCAGGACGGCTCGCTGGAGGCGCACGGCACCGCGCCCGCCGGTGAGACGGCGGGCCGTCGCGTCGGCCTGCGCATCACGCGCCGCAGCGTGCTGCTGTGGCTCACGCGCACGGCGCAATACGAGCCGGAGTATTTCCTGGAGCGCCTGCTGAAGTGTGTGGACGCGCTGACTCCGCAGCAGTGTGAAGTGGTCATCAAGCGCGCGACCGCGCGGAGGGCGAAGCTATGAACCCCGGCGATCAGGCGGAATTTTCCGTGAACGGCAAAGGCGCGTCGCAGTGCGAGAAGATCGCGGCCACGCTGCGCGCACGCTGCGGCGAATGGGTGCCGATGCCGGACCTGTGGCGCGCGTCCGGCGCGTTCGCCGTGCATTCGCGCATCTCCGATTTGCGCAAGCGCCAGGGCATGCGGATCGAGCACCGCAACGAGCACCAGCCGGACGGTGCCACGCACAGCTTCTACCGGCTGCTCAACGCGGAACAGATCGCCGCGGCAGACGAGCACGCCGCGCAGGAACTCGCCGACGAATTTTCCCAACGCTGAACCCGACCGCACCATGATCACCGACACTCTCACCACCGACGAACTGGAGGCCGCACGGAGCGACTTCGACGCCTTCTGGCAAACACTACTTTCACAAAGCGAAGGCATGCGCGCCTGCGCCGAGCGTCCGGATGCCAAGATTCGCGGCCTCGACTACCGCGACTTCCGCGCCGCCATGCTGGATTCATTCATCGCCGGGAGGGCCGCGAAATGAGCGACCAGCTTCACGACTGCCCCAAGTGCGGCACGAAGAACTTCACCGCCAAGGGACTCGCGTCCCACAACTGCGCGAAGCACGCCGCCCGGCGTGACGCGTCGCTCGCTGTGGCGGGCGCTGCGGTCCCTGCGATCAACCACGCCGAGATGGGTGCGCAGCTCACCGCGCAGTATCACCGCGCCGTCAATGCGATGCCGGAAATCCTGCGCTTCGGTGCGATGATGATCCTGCTTAGGGATCACCTTTTCCACGATGGAAAAGGTGATCAGTCAGTGCGCGGAAAAGACATCACCGGCAATGGCGTCAAGGGTGACGGCGTGAAAGGTTGGCTCGCGCAGCACGCGCCAGACGTGAAGCTGTCGACAGCCTACCGCTTCGAGTGTGTGACACTGAGCATCGCGGAAGACTACGCGGAACTCGTCGGGCCGAAGGTCGCGAAACAATACGCGCTGCCCGAACTCGTGACCGCCGATGCGTCCAAGCTGCCGCCCTTCGCCGCGAAAAAGCAGCAGGAGCTTTTCGACCACGTCGCCGGGACATCGCAGAAAAGCTGGCTCGATAAATTCCGCCCCGCGGGCGGGCGCGGAGGTGACCGGGGCAAGCAGCGCGCGGCGCGCACGCTCACGGCGGAAGAGGCCGCGGCGGCGCTGCGCGACATCTGCGTGAGCGCGGGCGCGGCGGTGGACCTGATGCTCAAGCAGCAGGCCTTCACCGCGGTCGCAGTGGATGCGGAGCTGGACGGCCTGCACGACCTCCTGGCCGACGCGCTCACCGCCGTCGCCGCGTGGAGGAAGCTCACCAAGACCGAGCGCGAGGCACGGCTCGCCGCGATCGTGAACGCCTGAACCCCAACCCCTGACCACCGCACCCATGTCCCAACTTCCCGCGCCCGGCAGCAAAGCCTCCGCCTCCGCCCTCCTCTCCCTCGTGCCGGATCAGCTCGGCGACGTGTATGCGTGGCAGCGCGCGCTGGAGGCTGAGGCCGCGCAGCCCGCGGGCGGTCGCGGCCTGCGTCTGGTGGCGCTCGGCGAGCGGATGCACGTCGCGGCGAAGACGGCGCGCAAGTATTTCGACGGCTACCTCCGCGAGGGGATGGGCTACCTCGTGGACGCGCGGACGTGCCCCGCGCTGTGGCAGACGCGCGACGGCCAGGGCGGCGGACTGAGCGCACAGGATCGCGACCTCGCCGCGCTGTGGGCCGGGAAGTTCCTGCGCAGCAGCGCGGAGGCGATGCGCGTGATGCGCAAGTGCTGGCACCGGCAGCAGGTGCCGGAAGACCTCGCGCTCCGCGGCCTCACGGTGCCGGTGACGGCGACGCCGATTGATTCAGGCACGGGCTACCCGGTGGGATGGAGCGTGGAGAACCTTTGCCGATCGCTGCGCGACAAAAAATTCGACATGGCCGCGGCGCGGCGCGGACGCACGGCGGCGGCGGAGCACAGGCCGCTCGTCTATACGACGCGCGCCAAGCTGCGCGTCGGCCAGGTGCGGCAGTGGGACGACATGTGGCATGACTTCGAGGTTGCGGATTATGCGCGCGCCAGCCGCGGGCGTCCGCTGGAATTTCACGGGCTCGATCTCGCGAGCGGCTACCTGTTCGACTTCGGCTTCCGCCTCCGCGTGCAACGGGAGGACGGCTCGCACGATTCGCTGAAGGACGCCGACTTCCGCTTCCTCCTGGCCGCGAGCTACGCGACCACCGGCTACCTGCCCGAGGGAACCACGGAAGTGATCGAGCACAAGACGACGAACGTGAGCGAGGGGATCGAGCGCCTGCTGCACGATGCGACCGGAGGCGCGATCCAATTCGTGCGCGGCGGCATCCAGGGCGCGTCGGCGCTCGACTCGCAATTCGCCGGACGGGCGAAGGGTAACTTCCACGTGAAGGCCGCGCTGGAGTCGCTGCATAATCTCATCCATAACGCGACGAGCGCGCTCCCGGCGCAGACCGGCAAGGACCGCAACCAGACGCCGGAATGGATGCACGACGGCGGACGGCTCGTGGAGAAGGACGGGCGTCCGCTGCGCAGCGCGGGCCTGCTCAAGGAGACGGACGCGCTGCTCGCCGCCGTGCGCGTCATCCCGCCGGAACTCGCGGAGCAGATCGAATTCGGCATGCTCACCCGCGCGCAGGCGATGAGCGTGCTGCAGCGCATCTACGCGGAGATTCACGGCGAGACGGATCACAAACTCGAAGGCTGGGACATGAACTGGGTGCCGGATGGCCGCGGCGGGATGCGCCGCATGTCGCGTGGCGAGGTGTATCGCCGCGGGCGCGGCGCGCTGCGTCCGCTCGACATGGAGACGATCGCGCTGCTGCTGAGCGCGGACGGATTCCTGGAACAGCACGGCGAGGAGAGGATCGTGCGCAAGCGGATGATCACCCTGGAGGACTGCGAGCTCAGCGGCGACAAGCTCCGCTTTGACGCCGATGCCGCAGGCGTGCCGGACGGCGCGAAGTTCATGACGGTGCTGAATCCCTTCGCGCCGGACGCGCTGTGGATTTTCGACGCGAACGGTTCCTTCGTCGCGTCGCTCCCACGGAAGTGGAAGGTGGACGCGGGCGACCTCGACGCCATTCACCGCGCAGCCGGCCAGGCGCACTCCCTTGAGGTCAAGATGCTGGAGGAGCCGCGCCGTCGCGACGCCTCGGAGGCGAAGCTGCGCATCGCGCGGCAGAGTCACAACACGGCGTTGCTCGGCGGAAACACACCCGCGGACAAGGCGCGACGCCGCGCGATGGCGGGCCTCGACAGCGGCGCGCTGCTGAACGCCGGCACCGCGGACGAGGCGGAGGAGAAAGTGATCCACGATGGATCAGTTTCCGACGCCGGAAACGGCAGTGCAGACACCGTGCAGGAAGATTTCCACGCAGCGGATTCCGGCGAGTGGCCGGGCGCTGCGGAAAACGAATCGGCCCCGGAAACGGAAGCCGCGCCCACCCAAACCTTCGACGCGAGCGCCCTACTCTGAGTCGGAAAAATCCAAACACCCAAGCACATCAATGACACTCGACGAAAAAAAACAAGACAGCAACACCCTCATTCCCGCCGGCTCCAATGAGCTGGCGGAAGTGAACCAGGGCGACACGACGCGCGCCTCATGGCCCATCTCCGCGGCGGACCTGCGCTCGAATATCGCGCACTGCTCGGAGACCGGGCGCGATGCGATTGTGCGCGCCTTCATGTGGTGCATCGATCCCGCGCACCCGGTGCGGAAGTCGGAGTTCGCCCGCGAGGTGGACTACGACGAAAACACGATCTACAAAATCCTCACCGGGCGCTACAAGGGGCCGGACGGCAAGCTGCTCGACATCCCGGAGAAGCTCATCAAGGGCATCGCGAATTTCATGGAGCGGGAGAAAGACCGCTTCCTCGGCAAGAAGCAGGAGTTCATCGAGTCGCCCACGGCGAAGCGCATCTTCACCACGTGCGACCTGGTGCGCGAGTCGCGCAGCATGGGGATGATCTGGGGGCCGTCGCACTGCGGGAAATCCTGGGCGCTGGAGCACTACCAGCAGACGAACAACCACGGGCGCACCATCTACGCGCGCCTCGGCGCGGCGGACGGCCTCGGCGGCATGCTGAAGCTCATGAGTGTGGCCGCGGGGAACAGCGACAAGGCGAACGGCGCGGACATCAAGTCGCGGCTCAAGCGCGCGCTCGCGCCGGGAATGCTGTTCATCTTGGACGAGGTCCACGAGCTGGCCTACACCTACCAGACGAGCAGTTTTTTCAAGTGCATCGAGGTGATCCGTGAAATTCACGATAAGACGAAGTGCGGCTTCCTCCTCTGCGGCACGCAGCTCATGCTCGACGACATGAACGCGGCGCGCGCGGGCGAGCTGCAGCAGGTGTGGCGGCGCGGGGTTCACAAGCTCGACCTCACCAATTCGCCGACGAAGGCCGACGTGGCGGCGATCGTGCAGCACGCCGGGCTGGAGATGCCCGGCGCGAAGCTCACCGTGCGCGTGGCCGGCACGGGCGGCAATGAGATCACGGAGCACCCGCTCGCCATCCTGCGCCAGCTCGCGAAGGACGACGGCCTGCTGAGCATCACCGAGCGCCTGCGCTACGGTCGCAAGCTCGCGCAGAAGGAGAAGCCCGCGCGCCGGCTGTCCTGGCACTCCTTCACGCTCGCGCACCTCATGATCAAGGCGCAGCAGACGCCGCAGGAGAGTGGGTGGGACAAGGAGGAGGCATGAGCGCGCGTGATTTTTTCCAACAACAACCCAAACCCAAAGACCCAAGATGAAACTGACCGAAGAACACAAGGAGAACGCCGGGCTCGTGCGCGACATCGTCGCGGCGCTCGGCATCAAATTCACCACGGAGGAGCAGCAGCGCTTCCGCGACGCACTGTGCAAGAAGGCGCTCACGATGGCGAAGGTGCTGGACCTCGTCCACGTGCGCCGCATCCACGAGGCGCTCTGCGGCGTGGAGCACGCGAGCGACGCCGAGCTGGCCGCGCTCTCCGCCATGCAGGCGCGCATCGGCTTCCACTACAAGCTCGGCCTCATGCGCAGCGTGAAGGTGCCCGAAGTGCGGCGTCCGGCTGGGAAGGCGGTGGCGAAGTGAGCACGCCTCTGCCCAACGGCATGACGCGGGAGGAGTGCATCGAGGGACTGCGCTACCTGCGCGACCGCGTTGTGCAGGAGGAGCAGGCGAAGGACGCGCTGTTCCGCGACTGGCCCTACGTGGACGCGCTGCTCGATCACATCGAGGCCCACGGATTCCCGGCACCCGAGGCGCGGAGCGCAGAGTCCAGCGACAGCGCGGGAGGGCGAGAGTGATGCAGGGCGTGCCGCCAAATCACGCCGCCACGTCGCCAGTGAACAGCGAAGCTGTTCGCTGCGACGGCTGGATCTGCGCCACGGCACCCCAAGTGTCCAACCGGCCCACTGCGGCGGGGTGGTGGTGGTGCCGACATAACGCAGAGCTATGCGGCGGCGGGCCAGAAGGAGGTTCAAATGCACGCTGACCGCCATGCCCGCCGTCCTGCATCAGCGGCTGGTTCTTTTTCGCTTGGTGAAATTACTCAGCGCGTCGGATCGGAAATGCCTCTTGGAGCGGGCGGAGTTTTCCAACGCATCTTCCGCGCAGCGGCCATTCTTTGTGCCCGCGCCGCGCGCTCTGCGGCGCTGATGTTTTTCTTGATGCCCTTCGCCATCCTGCCGAGCGCCTGCGCTGCTTTATTCTTCATCGGGAGTGGTGGCGAGGAAGGTCTCGATTTCTTCTTGGGCGGCTTCGAGCGTGGGCAGTCCGGTGCCCTCGCCGCCCGCGTGAATATAGCGCCATCTGCCGTTCTCTTCGTAGAAGCGGACGGTTCCGATGCTGGGGTAGTCTTGGGTGTAGTCAGGCGTGGTTTTCATGGGTTTGGATTACTTGTTTTCTGCGGTGAATGCTTCAGTCAGGTCGGTCGCTGCCTCGAAGTCTGCCTGCATCTCGGCGCTGGGCTTCGCGGCGTAAAACTTCCGGCAGATGATGGTCTCGACTTCTTCGATGATGGTCGCCGCCACGACGGAGGCGGAAGACCACGAACCGAAGTCGTTCGTGTAGCTTCCGACTTTGATCTTCATGTCGTTGGCTGCGCCTTTTCCGGCGAGGGCGGCTTTGGCTTTTTCGACTGCGGCGGTAGCGATGGTCAGGAGTTCGTTCATGGCGTATCAGTAAACCGCTTTACTGAGTCTGTCACGAACTATTTTCAGAAATCTTTCGGCCTCGATTCTTCGGGCGGCGGGGGTGCGGAGCTTCTTCGTAACCTCCCATCGGCCCCCGCGAAAAAGAACGCGCCGGTCAGCGACTCGCGCCCATGAAAACTTTCGATTCACGCAAACCGTGCCGCGCGAGTTCGCTGCACTGGCATGGTTCTGAGCCGAACGTAATCGGCGCTAGCACACGATGCGCTGGGAGCCGTGGCGGGGCGCATGGTGCGCGGTCGAATGCAAGAATGACTTTATGAAACCAACCACACTACAGCGATTCGGGGCCACGGTGCTTCATGCAGCGGGCCTGAAAACTACACGCAACTTCCTTGATGTCTTCGCCGACCGATTGCGGCAGGCGGGCGTCGAGCCAACGCTGATGGCCTTCGGGCAAAAGCTTTGCGATCTCGTGGACGCGCAGGCGTCCGAACTCCGACAGCAGGCCGTGACTGACTTCCTGTCGGTCTGCACGGGAGCCGACGCGCCCGGTGCGCTGAAATGGATTCGCGAAAATCACACGCTCTTTGCGGTGCTTTGCGCCAGCAAGTTTGCCGACGCGGGCGCGGCGATGGACGGCATGGAGATCGCGCAACTCGACACGGCGCAAGACGAGGCGCTGCCTCGCCGGCCTTACCAGATCGGCATCCGCGCGCAGTGCCTCACGCCGCTCTCGCATGGTGCGGACGGCAAGAGTGGCAACGCCACTCTCTTCCGTCGCATGGCCGTGCTCGGAAAAAACGGGACGTTGCTTGAACTGCCTTACTACGCTGGCAACGCGATTCGCGGGCAGGTGCGCGACCTCCTCGCGGATCACTTCGCGGTCGCGCTCGGCCTCAAGCCGCGCCGCGACAAGCCGCCCTTCGCGCTCTGGTTCTTTCACGCGCTCTATGCGGGCGGCGCGCTGGAGGAGGCGAGCGCCGCGACGAAAGCCATCGCCACGAATCTCGGCGATCATGGCGCAGTGCGGAGCGACGGCGTGCGCGAGTTCCGCGACACGTTGCCGGCGCTCTCACTGCTCGGCGCGGCGATGGGCAACAAGGTGCTCAGCGGCCATGCCGATTTCGGCGACTGGCGGCCTGTCTGTCGCGAGTGGGGCAACGGCGGGAAAGCAAGCGCCAGCGAGCTTTTCGAGTGGCTGTATCTCACGCGCCGCGAGGACCACGAAGACCACGACGAACATCACGGCATGATCGCCGTGACGGAAACCCTCAAGCCCGGCACGACGCTGGAGGGCGGGATCGACCTGCGCTTGCACGTCGGCGATCTCTCTCGTTCCGCGCTCGGCGTGGGCCTGCGGCTGCTGCGCGAGCGCGCCCGCATCGGCGCGCAGAATCGCGCGGATCTCGGAAGCGTCGAAATCGAACTGACCAACGCGCCCGACCCGGAGCCTTACGAGGTGTATCTCCGCGACAACCAAAAGCGCATCCTCGACTACCTCGAAAAGATCGGAGGCATCCATGCACGCGACGCGTTTGATCTTTGATTCTCTCCCGCTCGCGGAACGCGAGCCGCTGCCTGCGGTGCCCTTGCCGGGCATCTGCTGTATCACCGGCGAAGCCGGGGATTGCGTGCCGCGCGCCGAGCTGCTCGGCAAGAGTTTCACGGAGCAGCATCTGCTCAAGGCTCCCGACTCGCCGCTCGTCGGCGCGGCCGCGTGGTGCGCGCTCAAGTATCGCTGGGAGCGCATGGGCTCGTGGCTGTGCGATGGGCAGACGTTCGCGCGGCTGGATCGGCTCGGCGTGCGTGAGCACGTCATCGGCGGCGTCCGCGCCGCGCGCTGGGCAGGCTACGTGACGACGAGCTACAAAAAGCACGGGGCGATGAAAGCGCCCGTGAACAGCGGCTCGCGGCAGGTCTGGCAATTCGAGATGGTGCAGGTGGATTGCAGCGACCGCGCGAAGCTGGATCATTGGTGGGACGTGCTCAATCGCGCGCTGCGCGAGGGCATCGGGCGGCAGAGCATGGAGGCGCTGGACATGCCGCCCGCCGTGATGCGCAAGGTCGGCATCGCCAAGTGGGAGGCGTTCCGCGCGTGGGCGTGGGACAAGCATCGGAGCGGCCTTTACGCGCTGCTCTGCTACCTGCTGCCGTCGCAGGAAGAACTCAAAAAGGAGGCCCCGCGCGATGAGCTTTTCGCCGCTTAAAGTCACCTTCCATCTCGACGGCACCGGGGTCTATTTCGATCCCGCCGAGCCGTTGCATCTCGACGCGCTACTTGTCTTCGCCGCGGCGGCGCATCATGGCAGCACCGGCGAATTGAGCCGCGAGGAACTGCCGAAGGACATCCCGATCCCGGTCGCGAAGTGGAGGGTCGGCAGCGTGTGGGGATGGAGCGCTTCAGCGCTCTTCCCCGATGGGCAGACCGCCGAGTCGCTCCAATTCTGGCGCAAGAAATTCCGGCAGAACCGCGTCGAACTCACCGCCGGTTCGCCGAACCTCACGAATGCAACGTTCCGCGAATACAACATGCCGATGCCGCTGGTGCTCTGTCACACGATGGTCGCGTGGTGCCTCGGCGACCGGCGCAACATCCGCCACGAGCTGATCCGCAGCGTGCGGCACCTCGGGAAGAAAGCTGCGATGGGCAAGGGCGCTGTGAATGACATCACGGTGGAGCGAGTGGAGGAAGACTGGTCGCTGGTGCGCGCGGGCAGCGCGCAGCGCTGGCTGCCCTCGCCGCAAGGCGCGCGGCTCTGCCGCGCCCGACCGCCCTACTGGAACAACGTCGAGCGCTCGCTGATGTGCGAAGTCGGAGAACCCTATGACCTCGAAAATCTCACGCGCTGAATCCCTGCTGCGCGCCAAGCGCGCCGACTACCAGTGCCGCGAGCGCCAGCTCGCCGCGCTGCTCCTGCGCGAGTTGGATGGGCGCTGCTACGTGAGCTTTTCGGCGGGCAAGGATTCCGCCGTCGTGGCGCACGCCTGCCACGCCGCGCGCCCTGGCGTCGCCATGCTCATGGTCGATCCTGGCTGCCCTGTGCATTGGACAGAGGAAGAGCGGGCCGCGTGGCTCGCCTACGCGCAAGCGCAGGACTGGAATCTCACGCTCTTTCCGTGGGACAAATACGCGAGTGCGCCGCGTAGCGGCGATCTCTCCGCCTACCGCGCAGCGGTGCATGACGACATGTTCTGCGACCTCACCGCGCACGCCGAGGCGCACGGGCTCACGCGCCGCGTGATGGGCATCCGGCGCGAGGAAAGCAGCGCTCGCGCGCACGTCGCGAAAGCGACGCTGCACACCCTCTGCCCGCTGGCCGAATGGCGGACTTCCGACGTGTGGTGCTACATCGTCACGCACGGCCTGCCTTGGCTCTCGATCTACGATCACCTTGGGGCAACGTCCCGCAATGGATTGATCGGCCGCAACGGCGAAGCGCATGGGCGTCTGGTTTTCCTGAGACGCTACTATCCGAGCGCATTCCGTATTGCCCGGCAGATTTTCGAGACGGTAGCTGATGCGCGCGGTGGGTCTGCCGGGGAGCGCATGAGCGGGCCTTCGGAGGTTGAGCCGCGCCCAGCTCAGAACGCGGAAATCCAGCAACCGGCGGGGGAGGCGCGTCGCTCGTGATGCCGCCCGTCCAAATGAGAGCGGCGCGCAGCTCGAAAGCTGCGCGCCGGTTTGCTGCGATGCCTGGTTCTTTTTTGCCGGGTGAAATTACTCAGCGCGTCGGATCGGGAGTGCCTCTTGGAGTGGGCGGAGTTCCCCTCTTTTTTCCTTTCGGCCATCCGCCTTTTTTCGCGTTGCGCCGTGCGGCCTTGGCTTTGGCCTCGGAGGTCGCGAGACCTCCGAGGCGTCCGAGCGCTTGGGCTGCCTTATTCACCGGCGATCTCCTCCAGCGCTTCCTTCATCTCCTCCTCGGTAATGTCGTCCCAGCGGGTGTCGCCCGCTGCCGAGCGGTCAATGATCAAGCCCATCTGGTAGTCTGCGGCGCCGTCAAGTCCGAGGCGTTTCACGTCTTCCTTGCAGGCGTTTTTGTCGGTTGCGATCCAGTCGTGTGCGGTTGCTTTCATGTTCTGTTTTTTTTGGTTGCTCGTCGGATTGATTTCCTTCGATACGGGACACAATAGCGAACCGCTTGGGTATTTCAAGAGAAAAGTGAAAATTCTTTTTGGGATTGATGGAGTTGGCGGCGGCTTTAAAATTCCGGGCGGACATCTCGCCCGGAAACCTGAGGCATCGCTGGTATCAGACCCCGCCAACTCCGCGCGAAGAATCTCCTCGAACGCAAAAGATTCAATCGGAATTTCTTCGGGCGGCGGGGGTGGCTCGGAAAACCTCCATCGGCACGCGGACGTGGCGACGACCATGATTTACATGCACGGGGACCGGGCGCGGGGCGTGAGTCCGCTGGATGCGGGCGCGCTGCTGCCGGCGATGCCGATGCGGATTCCGGGAGGTGCGCGATGACTCCGCAGGCCTTCGTTCTTCACTGGCATGCGGTGGCGCGGATTGCGCCGCCGAGGTTTGTGCCGGACTCGTGGCTGCGCCAGGCGGACGTGCTGATCGGCAAGGGGATCAACCTGGAGGACCTCACGCTGGTGGCGAAGTGGATGCTCGCGGAGCTGGGGCGTTCGCAGGACGGGCGGCGGAATGCGGTGGCGTTCAACGCGGCGAGTTTCGGCTGGGTGAAAATGTTCGGGGAATTCGGCGCGAGCAATCAGCATGAGAATTTCATCGGGCGGCTCGCGCTGGCGGAGGCGGCGCGCAAGCCGGTGAGGGCACCCGTGAAGCCGTGCGCGCCGCCGGCACGGGCGGCGACGGATGAGGAGCGCAAGGCCGCGGCGGCGACGCTGGAGCGTTTTCTGGATGAGATGAAGGGAGGGCCGAAGCTGTGAGCGGTGAATGCATATGCGATGCAGGTGCTCCGTTCCATGCTCCAGGCTGCCCGTTTCACCCGCTGAACCGCGGCATGGTGCTGTCGGCCTCGGGTCGGCCTTCGGTGCCGGCGGCGGATGCGAAGACGCTGGCGTTCCTGCGGGAGTCCGGCGTGACGGTGGCGCTAGATGAAACGCAGCTCCGCGAACTGCAGCTCGCGATGGATGCGGCGATGGCGGCGGGTGACGATGCGGTGAAGCGGCTGCGCGCCATCATCGGTCCCGAGGCGGCGGGCATCGCGGAGCAGATCGTGCGAATGCTGCTGATGGGTTCGGGGTATTTCCGCGCGGCGCGGGACACCATCCACGCACTGTTTCATGCACGGGGAAAGGTGCGGCGTGCGAAGAAGAAAGGGGCGCGGTCGTGCTGAGCCCGGACACCATGAAGTATTACCGCGGGCTGTGGGCGCAGCTCCGGAAGGCGAAGGGGCTGGCCGAGGCCGACCGGAAGCCGCTGCACGCGCAGCTCGGGCTGCCGGTGTCGAGCAAGGATTTCACGAAGGAGAATTTCGACGAATGGAAGCGGCATGTGCTCGCGGAGACGAAGCCGGACATCGACACGCAGATCGCGCAGATCCAAATGCCGAAGACGCGGAAGCTGGTTTTCATCGGGCACCTGCTGTCCGCCCTGGAGGAAGGGCAGGAACACGCGGAGTGGATCGTGCGCTCGATGCGGGAGAAGGAGGACTTCATGCGTGCGCGACGCAGGGGCGACGGGCGCATGGGGCGCAGCCACGACACGCTGGAGCAGCTCGGGCCGCGCGGCCTCGACGCGGTGCGGAATGCGCTGAAGGACGAATGCCGGAAGCGGTGGGAGACGAAGGATCATCTGCTCGGGGAAATCCAGGCTCTGCGCGCGGCGGGATTTTTTGACGAGGTGTGCGGGCTGTCGGTGGTGATGGCGGCGCTGAATGTCGAGACGCCGCCGTCGCTGAACCTGCTCCCTTATGAAGACCTGCTCGTCGCACTCTCGGCTCTGCGGCGGCTCGCCGGGGCCGAGGTGATTTTTCCGCCGGTGGAATCAGCGGGCAAAACGGATGAGGTGCGCGTGGACGCGATGGATGTTCCGTTTTGAAAATGCGTGCGCTGACTTACATCGTGAAGCCGCATCCGAGCGCTTCCTGCGCGGTCTGACGACTCAAGGACTCATGTCTGGCGTCTCCTTCGCGGGTTTCATTCGGGGCGATTCTGGCGCTGTGCAGGCAGGTTGCAAGCCGGGCGGTTTGCCGCACGGCGTTCTCCAACTTTTGTCAGTTTGGCGCTGAATGGCCTTTTATTCTCCGACATCCCGTCGAGAGAGGCGCGGCTGTTTTCAAGGGGTAACAGCCCCGTTCAGGGTTTTTCAGGGTTCTCTGACCTGTTGCTGCCTTCCCGCGCCGGGGGCGGCGATTCGGAATGGTCGGGCTGGCGGGATTCGAACCCGCGGCCTCCTGCACCCGAGAC